CGTGGCTATGCTGCTTACTTTGAATCTTGGCATCCTGCGGACATCACAGAACAAGACCAATTGGTAGAAGATATCAAAACACTGTTCGTAGAACAGACCATTGACGACAGGATTGAGCAAGCTCTACCACTGTTGGCAAAAATACAACGAGGACGTGAAATGAAAGAAGCTGACATATTTGAAAACTGGGTGAATAGCGTGACAGAAAGCCACTGGAACCTGCCCGAAACTCCGGAACAACTGAACAAGCTCAAAACACTCATGAGTGGCGAATTGATCGTGGGACCAGACGGTACCAATGCCAAAGAGCAACTGCGTGATATCATCGGTGATGATGATTTGTTCAACCGTATTGAAGATTTGGCTGCACAAGATCCCGATGCCAATTTATGGGATGACACCGAAGTACAAGACATATTGCAGGCACTGGGCATACAGATGCCTGACCGTGCTGCACCTGACATGGACGCTCGGCCACAACAGGCAATGGCGGAAGAATTTGTAGATCAATCTCCAGACGAAAACATGGATGATCCAGATCAAGATGATCGCATAGCAAATTTCCAAAAAATTGGGCAACCGATGGACGCAAGAGTTGGCGGGCAACGCACAACTACTGGCCCAGATTTTCGAGAAAGAACAGCCAGTGTCACAGGCCCTGATAGTCGAGGCATGCACAAAGTCACTGTCACACAAGACGATGATATCGCTTCGCAATTCCTTACAAAAAATCCGCCAAGTAATTCTCGATTTTTTGTTGGTAAGGATACAAATGAAGCCGACAACATCAGCACCTTTGAAAGCCTTCAACGCATGCGCCATTTGGCAGGTGTGCCACTGAAAGAATCTCGCATTGAAGAATCCAGTGAATTCATGTATGAAAAAATTGGTAAAACACTGGCACAGAAACAGCCCATGTTGGATGTGGATTCTGATCAATTTGTTCAAGCAGTTTATCCCGAAATGATTGCGTTGGGAATGACACCAAAGTCTGCTATGAATTTAATCAATGATGAAGATTTTTTAGGTGATGTGGCCAATTCATTCTATCACTATGCACAGCATGGCACAAATGACATGATAGACGAAGCCGAGGGCGAATTTCCACCACCGAGCGATCCCAGCAAATATCCAGAAGTTGCTGCTACTCAACCGCTGCCAGCTGATGCGCTTTCCACTGGGCAATTGACCATTAGACCCACGCCCACAACATCACCGGCAGCAGGACCAGTGGTTGGTGCCAGCACCAACCCTGCTGTGCAGCAAGCAGTGAAAGATGCCACCGGTGGTCAGTTTGTGCCCAAATCAGCACCGCCTCCGGCAGCAGAATACACAGGCCCCACTGCCGGTGGAGCCCCGACCAATCTTGCTCCGGGTATCAATCGATTGACCGGCAAACCTAATGCCTCGGCACCGCCCCCACCTGCTCCGGCAGCAGCACCTGCGCCAGCAGACCCTAATGCTTTTAATTCATTAAAGAACAATGTCTTGCCCAGCGGGGCAACCACTCGAAGCCTGGCCAAGCCCGCACCCGTGGAAGAGGATCAAGCTCGGTCTGAAATAATGCGTCGTAATCCTAAAGGATTTCAGGTCACTCCCACACCATTAGCCTCCCCGGATGCTCGCCGTGTTGCTGCCCTTGATCTAACCAAGCAGCAGACAGAGCCAGACCCATTGGATGCTATGAAAACGGCTGCAGGCCTGCCAACAATAGCACCAAGAACAGTCAAAGCAGTCGATCTGATAAAGAATCCAGAGTTGGCAATTGATGAGCCACAGTGGGATTACAAAGATAGCCAACCGGCAGCAACCGGCATGTCCAGTGACACCCAAGCTCAGAGAGATAGGATAATGCGTATGGCTGCACGGGATCAGATGACGCAAGATCAAAGAGACAGAATAACACGCATGCAACAACAGATGCCTGACAACAACCTAACCAGTCCATCCGTATCTTACACTGCCGACGGAATCCCACGCATTGAAATATCTGCCGGGCTGGAAGAAAGTGCGCCCTTGGAAGAGTGCAACTACACCATGGAAAACAACTACTGCCCTGTGCATGGCCTAAAAGAGTGCTGGTTGGAGGAAATGAATCTCAGCATCCTGGCCACTGGCTCTCGGCTGATCGAAGACCTGGATGAAGGCGGCATGCCAGGCATGGGTGCAGCACTTCGGGGCGCAGGTGAATTAGGCGGCAAGGCAGCGAATGCTGTGAAGAGTTTGTTCAAGGCAGAACCCGAAGTCAGCGCATTGCGTGGCCCACCTCCTCCCCGCGCAATCAAGTATCCCGAAGAGCATCCTGATTTTCCATTGCTACAAGCAGCCCGCGATCGGGAACAGGGAAACATGAAAGTCTGGAACAAACGGTATCCTGAGATCCCATGGGCACCACAGTCAGATGCAGACCTGCTCAAGTCTTTCAATCATGATCAGAATGTTCAAAAAGGATTTGGCCAGTTTCAAAGAGATGCCATGCCAAATGACTACTCGCCAACCGGCTACACCAGAGCACAAAAAAGCAAAGGTGCAACCATTGACGCACAAAACAGCATGCAAGACAATCAGGACCTGTTCAAAAATGCCTATGGCATAGATGAAGACATGACAGATGTCGGCGATGTGGTAGGGCAAGCAGCCCGCTCAGCACGTGATTTCCTTGGCAAGACAGCCGACAACATCTCTGAGCCCATAAGCAATTTCTTCAAAGGTGTAAAACAAGGATACAACGGCAAAGCACCTGAACAGCCAAAGCGGCCAACTGCCGGTCAAAGAGGTTATGACTACAGCGACGAAGAACCAGATCAAAGCGATGCTGAAACAGCACGACTTGGTCGTAAAGACACAGGAGCAGTGGCCATGCCAGTTCGGTCTCCGGATATTACCACACGTGACTTGCCGGGCGATAGCATGGACGAATCCGGACGTTCGCTCAATTACGAATCACGTGAAGGTGATGCATTGCTGGCAAGAATAAAATCCTTGGCTTTGATTAGATAACATAAATAAAACAAACAAAAGAAGGGTGTGCAGTGGCACACACTTCCGTAAGCAACTAGATAGGCAAATTTCGCTACCGTAAAGGTAGCAAACACAGACAAGGCTGTGTATAATAACCTTGTAGGCAACACATTTAAGTTAATCTTAAATATTTTTAATCATATTAAAGCATAGAAAGGCAACACAATATGGCAACTTTAGCAGAAATCCGAGCACGACTACAGGCAGCAGAGAACAAAGGTGGGCAATCCACTGGAGGCGGTGACAGATCCATTTATCCACATTGGAATATGGAAGAAGGTCAATCAGCCACCCTGCGCTTTTTACCCGACGGCAATTCCAAGAACACATTCTTCTGGGTGGAACGAGCCATGATCCGACTGCCATTCAATGGCGTCAAAGGTGAGATGGATTCCAAACAGGTCATGGTACAGGTACCTTGCGTGGAGATGTGGGGCGACGCCTGCCCAATCTTGGCAGAAGTGCGTACCTGGTTCAAGGACAAGAGTCTTGAAGATATGGGTCGCAAGTACTGGAAAAAACGCAGCTACATCTTTCAAGGATTCGTGCGTGAGAATCCCATCGCAGACGACAAGACTCCAGAAAATCCCATTCGCAAGTTCATCATTGGACCACAGTTATTCACCTTGATCAAAGGTGCGTTGATGGATCCTGAGTTGGAAAACCTGCCAACTGACTACATGAGCGGCCTGGACTTCCGTATCAGCAAAACACAAAAAGGTGGATTCGCTGACTACAACAGCAGCAAGTGGGCTCGTAAAGAATCTGCATTGACTGATGTGGAACAAGCAGCAGTGGATGCACATGGCCTGTTTGACTTGAACACTTTCTTACCCAAGAAGCCCACTGACGTGGAACTGCGTGTGATCAAGGAAATGTTCGAAGCATCAGTAGATGGACAGCCTTACGACACAGAGCGTTGGGGTCAGTACTTCCGCCCTGCTGGTGTGAATGCACCTGCTGGCGCAGCACCTGCTGTTGATGTGGATGAAGACACTCCCAAGCCAGCTTTGCGAGTGGCAGCACCTGCCAAGGCAGCAGATGACTTTGACGATGAGCCAGCAGTGGCCACTGCTCCAGTGACCAAGCCTGCCGGTGATAGCAAGACCCAGGACATCCTGGCTATGATCCGTTCTCGTCAGAACAAGTAATAGCACCACACAGAGGGGCAACCCCTCTGTGTTCTTTCATTTCATAACAGGTAATATATGGGTAAACCTTTTGACGTTTCAAAATTCCGCAAGGAAATCACCAAGTCAATCGAAGGATTGAGCATTGGTTTCAACGATCCTACAGACTGGATCTCCACAGGCAACTATGCCTTGAACTATCTCATCTCCGGCGACTTCAACAAAGGTATTCCTCTGGGCAAGGTCACTGTGTTTGCCGGTGAATCTGGCGCAGGTAAAAGTTATATCTGCTCTGGCAACATCATCAAGAACGCCCAAGCACAGGGTATCTATGTGGTGTTGATCGACAGCGAGAACGCACTGGACGAGGATTGGCTCAAAGCATTGGGTGTGGATACCGGTCAAGACAAACTGCTTAAACTCAGCATGGCCATGATCGACGATGTGGCCAAAACCATCAGTACATTCATGAGCGACTACAAGGCCCTGCCCGACGGTGAGCGACCTAAAGTAATGTTTGTGATTGACAGCTTGGGCATGTTGCTCACACCCACTGATGTGAATCAGTTTGATGCAGGCGACATGAAAGGTGACATGGGTCGCAAGCCCAAGGCACTGACCAGTCTTGTGCGTAACTGTGTGAACATGTTTGGTAGCTACAATGTGGGCCTGGTCTGTACCAACCACACATACGCAAGTCAAGACATGTTTGATCCCGATGACAAGATCTCCGGCGGTCAAGGTTTCATCTATGCCAGCTCAATTGTTGTGGCCATGAAGAAACTCAAGCTGAAAGAAGATGAAGACGGCAACAAGATCACTGATGTGATGGGTATCCGTGCTGCCTGCAAAGTGATGAAAACACGCTATGCCAAACCGTTTGAAGGTGTGCAGGTCAAGATTCCTTATGAAACAGGAATGAGTCCTTTCTCCGGCATGGTGGATCTCATGGAGAAACGCAATCTCTTAAAGAAGGAAGGCAACAGTCTGGTGTTTGTGACCAGCGATGGTGAGATCATCAAGAAGTTCCGCAAGAAGTGGGAAGCCAATGAAGAAGGCTGTTTGGATCGTGCCATGGCAGATTTTGGAAATCACAAAGAAGAGGTAAGTACCATCGAGGAGGCAGCAGAATGAGTGAAGCAGTAGCAGTGGCCAGCGAATTGTGGTCAGAACTCAAGCGTTATGTGAACACAGTGGATCGCAATGAAGCAGCAGAGACAGTGGTGGCCATCTTGATCGACAACGACTGTGATGTAGATGATATCAAAGACACATTCAAAGGCGATGCAGACATCAAACGAGCTCTCACAGCGTATCTTGACAACGATAAATCATACACAGATGATGACGATGAAGATGATGGCATTGATGCAGAAGAAGACTATCGCGAAGACGACTGGGAAAATTAATGTGGTACAGCCGTGTAGTCGCCAATCTAGGTTCTATCCCAGACTTTATAACTCACTACGAGCGCGAGCTTGATGATGCTAAAAAAGACTGCAAGATTGGCGGCTTGGTAGAACGCAATATCACAGCATTGCCGGGCATTACTGAACAGAGATTTAATCAGCTTCAGGAGATTGAAGCTGTGTTAAACTATCTCAACATACAACTACGCAAGATCCGTAGAAAACACTTTCAGAAGTATCTTGAAGGCTATGCCCGGGCACTCACCTCGAGAGATGCAGAAAAGTACGTGGAGGGCGAGGACGAAGTGATTGACTATGAAACTATCATCAACGAAGTAGCATACTTGCGCAATCGGTGGCTGGGCATAATGAAAGGTCTGGATACCAAACAATGGCAGATGGGGCATGTGGTGCGACTTAGAACAGCAGGCATGGAAGATATCACGGTGTAATCTACGCCTATAAATATCTTCATGAAACCAATTCCTGTTTTTGTGGGGTACGATCCCAGAGAAGCCATCGCGTATCACACCTGCGTAAATTCTATCATACGCAACAGCACCAGTCCAGTGGCTATTGTACCTGTGGCGTTGAACTTGTTCAAAGACTATGCCGAAACACATACTGACGGTAGCAATCACTTTATCTACACACGTTTCCTAGTGCCGTATCTCATGGATCACCAGGGTTGGGCCATATTCATTGATGGGGACATGATCGTTCGTGGGGATATTACCGAGCTATGGAATCTCAAAGAATACACCCGAGATGCTATGGTGGTCAAACATGACTACAAGACTCGAATGAAAGAGAAGTATCTGGGCAGTCCCAATGAAGATTACCCACGTAAAAACTGGTCAAGTGTGATATTGTGGAATTGCAATGCTATACGAAATAGACAGCTCACTCCTGAATTTGTGCAAAAATCAACAGGCGCATTCCTGCATCGTTTCTCCTGGATAGATGATGAACGACTGGGCGAGCTGCCAAAAGAGTGGAATTGGTTACCCGATGAATACGGTGCCAATCCTGATGCAAAACTGCTGCACTACACACTAGGCACGCCTTGCTTTGATGAATTCAAAGACACGCCAATGAACGAACACTGGCATGCGGAACGACAGCTCACTGAGCATTGCCAACAGAGACTATGATGTCCGAAGAAGAACAATATTCGCCACCGTTGGAAAAACATGTACTGGACATGGTGGTTCCAGAGATACGAAAGCTGTTCGATGACATATTGAAATACCGTGTGGATCCAGCAGGGCTATACTATGGTATCACACAACAAGCACTCATGCAACAGATCGCTGAATTACCAGTTGATCGCATAGTGGCATTGGATAGTGAGTATAGATATGAAAGAAAAGGACACATGTACGATCCTACATTACAAAGTTTTGTGCAAGGTGCTGGCGGTCAGATCAGCACCTGGTCAAAAGAAGAAAACACCAACACCCCTGTGGTGCTACGCGGCATAACCAAACGCAAACAGATGGACACCTGCCGTGAGGCCGGCAGAGATTTCTACTACATCGATACCGGCTACTTTGGCAATGGCAAGAAGAAAAACTATCATCGCATCACACGCAACGATGTACAGAACTTTGGGCCTGTGAGAGAACGCCCATCTGACAGATTAGATCGCACAGGCGTCAGCTTGAAAAAAGTACGTGCCGATGGCAGCAAAATATTACTGGCACCACCCAGCCAAAAACTGCTGAATCTATACGACATTGATTTAGAAACATGGCTGACCCAGACTCTGGCCGAGATCGGTACTCATACGGATAGAGAAGTAGTGATCCGGCGCAAGCAAGGTCGTAGTACCAGGATAAACGATAACACTATAGAAATGGCATTGGATCAAGATATCTATTGCTTGATCACCTACAGCAGTATTGCAGCCGGCGAAGCAATCTTGTTTGGCAAACCAGCAATCACACTAGGGCCCAATGCAGCCGCAGCAGTATGCAGCACCAGCATTTCTGATCTTGAAACAATCAAAACCCCAAGCCTCGACGAGATTGCCGCATGGGCTCGACACATGGCCTATTGCCAATTTACCGAAGTGGAAATGCGTGATGGCACAGCTTGGCGCATACTAAACGATGGTTGATGTTGTAGTTTATATCTCCAGTGTGGCCAACTTCCAGAAACACATCAGGAAGACACAATGCTTGGAAAGTTTTGCTGCCGGTGTAAGCAAACTCGGGCACAGTGTTACGCTTGAGACTGCTCACAGATATACTCCCAGTCGGTTAGCGTTGATGCTGGGGTGGGCTACAACAAATACCGGCGGGCCAAACATAGCATTGAGAAAAGAAATCATCTCACAACAACGCCGACATGGATTCCATACCATGTGCATCGATGCCAGTTGTTGGAAATATCTAGACAATGCCAGCAGCTACCTACGTTACAGTTTAGATGGTCCATTTTATGATCGAGCAGAATATGCCAACCGCAACAGCGACAGTAGCAAATGGCAAGAGATCAGTCAAGCGTTGGGCATTTCATTAGACCCACCACAGACCAATTCCGGCGGACATGTGTTGATCTGTATGCAACGAGATGGTGGATTTGCTATGAAAGCATTGGATCCATTGGTATGGCTAACACAAAAAATTGCCGAAATAAGAAAATATACAGACCGCACTATCATGGTACGCCCGCATCCGGGTGCGTACAAGCCAACAGATTTTTTGCAG